TCTTATATGTGCCTCTGTTGTTTCTGTTTCAGGATTGTCAATGTCAGCCTGACACTCCTCATGTGAATTATACTCTTGACCTGTTTTAGTGTTAGTTATTGTGGTTTCTACTTTTGCACTATAAACAGGGACTTTTTTAACTTCGATATCGTCATATCGTAAGATTTTTGGTTCTTCTACAATTTTCGCCATACTATAGTTTTATAGGCGAAAAAGTAGGAAATCAATAGGTTTTATTATCTGAAAGGCAGGCCCAACCACCATATAACCAAAGAGTTTCTTGTCCCTTTTGTAATAGGAGTAATTCTATGCCAAACAGATGAGGGAAAAACTATAATACTTCCTTTTTTTCTAAATTCTTCTTTTGTAAAGATTTTATTCTCTTTATCAGGATATGGTTGAACAAACTCTAAGTTTCCCCCTTCATATTTTTCAGGATCAGTAAGAGTGACTGTTACAGAAAGTTTTCTTATTTTACCATGAATAAATGGAGAGTCTGGTTTATTCCAAGGTCTAGAAAAAGCATCTTTATGCCAATGAAAGTAACCCCCTTTTCCATATTCAGTGAATTGAGCTGCCTCTGCGGCATCAAAATCAAAATTCCAACCTGCTTCTTTGTTAGCAAACTCCACATAAGGTTCTATACACTTATAAATAAAAGGTTCAGATGTCCAAAATATGTTAGATGATCTTTTGCTTTTTAATACCTGCTCTTTTTCTCCAACAACTGCTTTTTTAAATTCGTTTTTCTGTTTTAGCGAAAGTATTTTATTACATTGTTCATCATTAAGAGCGCCAGAAAAATACCAGAAATCATTAGGTAGATTCATTGTTGTTGAAAACCTACATTACCTGAGATTGATATACGATACTCATCAGATGTATAGAAGGGATAGACTTGATGATTTAAGGATGCAGGAAATAGTGCCATTTTACCTTCCCATTCATTATCTGCAGGGACTGCGTGAGAAACAATTTGACCCATTTCATTATTCATTATGAAAACAAAATGACCAGCTCTTATTTCACTTTCTTTCATATGTGGAAATCTTGCTTTTTCATCAGCCATTTTAAAAGGGATTTTGTGCCAAATAACAAAACTGAATAATCCGTCGTGCACGTGAATTGGATTGAACTCATGTTTACTTTGATAATTAACCCATAGATTATGTAATTCTAAATGAAATTTTTCAGTTTTATGCATACCACTTATTCTGGCATAATAATTTGGATATTTTTCAAAATGAGCTTGCAAGCATTTATCAATCATAGGCCAAACAATAGGTTTACCCTCTGGAATCATAAATTCTTTTTGTATGTTGCCTGCTAAATCGTGATTGGCTTTTTCTGTATGTTTTTTGTTAATTACTTCTTCTAGTTTTTTGGTAATGTCCTCAGGGACAGTGGTAAATAAATACATTACTGTTGTTGTTTTACCTCTAATAAAGATACCTCAATCATTGCTCTTGAGGCGGCGTTTGCTTGTACTTTCATTTTATCTCCTTCTTGATAAACCATGCTTGTGCTTATAGTGTTAGTGTCAGACGCTGATACATCTACTTGAAATATTTGAAAATCAGAACTTCCATCATGATGGTCAATGTTTACTGTAACTGCACTCGATCCATCATAATTATGTGTATTAATAGTTTTTACTATAAATGTAGACACTGGCACAGGTGGTGTCGCTGCAATGTTTGCAGTAGGCACCGTGAAAACTGTTGTTAAATCAGTAGTTGTTAAATTTGCAATAAATCTTTTAAATACGTCAGCCACTTAAAAACCATGCCCTTCTAGTAGACTCTTCTTGTGTATCTTGAGTATACTGCGTGTTTAATTGTTGTACCATTTCCTCTAATTGTCTAATAAGTTCAGCGGCCTGTTGTGCATCATAATCAGGTCTAGGATCTGGAAATCTTTGTAAGGTTAGTTTAGCCACGGTTCATTTTCCTTAAGTATACCATTTTTAACGTGTAATTTACATTCTTTTTCATCATTAGATAATAGTGATTCAATTAATGTGTAATATAGCACATTTATTGTATCATTTCTCAATGTTACCTCATCTTCAAGTTTTATATTTTGACGTATATATTCTTTAGGATGTTTAAGAATTAGATGTAAAAAGCCTGATGTTAGAGAAATTTGCGATTTAGGTTTCATTCTAATATATTTTTGATCACCATAAAAAACGTGTATGTTTTCATAATTAGTTCTTTGATATGGTTTAGATTTCCAATCTTGTAATATTTGAAAAGGGCTCATTACCTTCTACCATCAGGTTGAATATCAAAACGTTGTGTGCCCAATCTCCAAGCTGTGCCAGTTGTATTTGATACAACATTGACTGTAAACTCTCTCCCTCGACCACGTAAACTTACAAATTCTGTGGCATCTGTAAATGTTGCAGTCTTAGTAGTGCTGGTGCTATTATTAGGATAGTATTTGAACTCCAGTTTCATGTTTAAAGTTCCTGACTGATTTTGAATATCAGGAATCAATTTTTGCACAAAAAGAATATCATTACCATCACCTATTTCAACAGATCCAGACTTTACAAAAGCAGTCATGGCTTGACCATCAGCATCATTACCCGTTTCATGTAAGAACATTTGAGTTGCACCATCTGTCAGTCCAGAAATAGTTTCATTGTTGGCTGTGGTCGTTGGTAAATAGTCCGAAGCGACAGGATTATCATAAACTTCTCTATCTATCCATGTAGTTCTGTCTAAGGTTCCTGTCCACCAAGTTTGCTCTAAGTAATTATAAGCCACAACGGCATTAATTGTGTCTGATCCTGTTCTCGGATAGAACCACATTATTTCATTAAATTCACCATTGTGTCCAACAAAAGCATTCTCTGCACCTGTAACGTTCAAATTATCAAAAATAAATTGTTCTACTGTGCATGGTAGTTTTTTTACAGTACCATCAAATAAGAAGAATGAATCTTGAGACATCCAATAAGCTACACCATTTAAATCAAGTCCTGCGTGAATACCAACAATACCACAATTTTGACCTAATTGACGTAAACCAAAAGTAAAAGGGGGGCCAATAAATTGCATTGCATGCAGCGAAGAGTCAGTCCATACGAGTATTTGACCTCTTGATCTTTCCGCAGCTACAATTCGTGATCCATCAGCAACACGTAATGAGCCCGCAGTATTTTCCGCTGTAGGTTGATAAGTTGTAATATCTTCTTGATCAGAAAATCTAATTAATAAATCGTCTTGTGAACCTGTGGTACCGATAGTTGCTTCTGTTCCCAAGAACAATAAGTGTCTATCAGGAGTAGAAACTAAACTTAATCTTGATGCTGTTGGTGCACCTGATATCGCAGCCGCTCTTGTTGATACACCAGATGAGGTGTCCCATTTGAAAGCTCCACCATTTAAAGCAGTAGCAATTAAATCTTCTCCAAAATTATCAAGTGACCACTGTCTTGCCTCTAATGTTACATTAGATGTGGATCTTGGTGTTCCCCAAGTAGACACATTCCATCCATCTGTTCCCCAACCGAAAGCTGAAGTAGAAACTTCAGGACCTATTGATATTTGATATTTTGCATTACCTGATCCACCTCCTCCTGAAGTCGAACCTGAAGCAGCGGCAGTTGTCGTTACAACATAAGCGTCACTATTAGCGACTGATGTAATTTCAAACTCTTTATTCATGTCAAGCCCGTCTATAGCTGAAAAAGAATCAAAAGTTACAAAGTCACCTTTTGCAGCACCATGTGCTGTATCCGTTACCACAACAGATGTCGTTGCATTTGTAGTAAATGGATTTGTTAGTGCTTGTGTTTCTCTGAGGGGAGTAATGTCATAAGCTAAACCTTCCTCTATGACATAAAGTTTTCTGTCTGTGCCAATAGCATTATATCTTGTGCCATCTAAAGCCACCCAAGCATGCATATCACGTGCAACACCGACCAAAGTCGTTGAGATAAACTTCTCCCATCCTTTGATCTTTTGTGGCAATCCTTGAAAAAAGCGTACATTGTCACCGTCTGTCCACTTGCCTTCGCCTGTGTAGTCGGTTACTTCTTTATTGATGCCTGGTGCTGGTCTAAAATTAACTAATGGCATTGAGCCAATATACTATAATTTATTTAAATTAAAAGTAAGTATACCATCCTGTAATTATATATTTTTCCTTGGTATTGCTTACGATTCCTCTGTGTGTATGAGTCCAAATAGTAGGCCAAATTATTGTTAATCCTTTCTCAGCTTTTGTTTTAATTTGTTGATGTAAAAATTCAGTGCCACCATCTTCCACATCGTTTAAATATGTCATAAAAACAAGATGTCTACTCATAGTATCTAAATTTAGATTTTCACAATGCCAAGTCTTATATCCCCCACCTTTAGGGTAATATTGAAAATTATAAGTGCCAGTGATATTAAATTTATCTGTATGCTCTACAGCGGGATAATTTTTTATGTAAGCTTCTAAAACTTTTTGAAGAGATTTTCTATATTCTCCTATTACTCCGTCAAAATTACCTGGACTGACAACCAAGTCAACACTTTCTTTAAAATTGGGATCAACTGTACTTATGCCACCTTTGCCAAGTCTACCTTTTGCAGCATATTTTTTATTGTAATTAAAATATTCTATTAACTCATCACACAAATCTTTTGATATGTATGAACCTAAAATAAAATTATTTTTACTGTATTTTTTAATTTTCATTTATTACAAAAAATATTAATAGTCATTCTACCATCTTCTAAATTTTCGCCATAATTAGATACTGATTTATGTTTAATTTGACCGTTAAAAAATATAGCAGAATTTTGAACAAATTTAATTGCTGCTATTTCTTTATCATCATCAGAATAAAAAGATGTTCCAGAGGATAAATTGGTAGGAGATAAGTAAATTAAAATTGTATCTCCTGTATCTCTATGAATCCAGTCCTCAGCATCATTCTCTTTAAGTCTTAAATGTATATATGCATCTATAGATTTATAGTTTGAGAAAACTAAATTAAATTTATTTTCAATTAAGTTCATTAGTTGTAAATATAGAAAAGGTTCCTCCTCAGATAAATTTAAACTTCTTTTTCCTGGCCAAGTGCTATCTGTTTCTGGATCTTTATGTTCAGGATGTTCTTCAACTTTATAAAGAGATACTCTTTTTTTACAAAAACTGTAAACTTGATTTATGTAGGGAATAAAATCATATCTAATGGTAATCATTATTTTCTTTGTGCAACCAAAGTTCCGACATGACCTTTAAAAGCTCTGTTACCAAAGTGTGTTAAGGGCATAGCTAAATCAGCCCATATTTCTCCTCCACACTCTTGCCATAGTCGAGAAAAATAATAATCTTCTGATAAATATCTTGTTTGACCTTTAGTTTTATAAGGGCCTACAGCAAATAAATCATAACAATTGTCAGATTTAAAATATTTTCCATTAACTATTTGATCGGATTCATATTTACGTTCTGGAAACTTTTTCATCATAGTGCGAAAAACTTCACGTTTTACTAACATCATACCAGTTGCTGCTTCTTGCACTGGAAAAAAACCATCATGACCTCTTAAGTTTTCAGGATCGTCAAAATTTACATTATATCCTAAAGCTTTTGCTTCTAACTCATCAGGTGTTGCATTAGGATTATCTTCTAATAATTTCTTCATCTTTTCTAAATACAAATGTTTCCTAGGATAAATACCACAAACCACATCTTTATCAGCACAAAGTAATCTTTCTATATTTTGCCAATTAAAACCTCTATAAGCGTCTATAAATAATAAGTGTGTAGCAACATAATGTGTTTCATCCATCACCATAGATAAAATTGTATTACGAGCGCGTGTAATTAAACTTTCGTTACCCATAGATCGCA